GTGCAAGTATAAATGGAGTGGACCTTCTGCTTGTACGCATGAACAAGTGTGCCCTTGCAACTTGGAGATAACGTTTAGGGATGACCTTCAGCTCCCTCTTATCCACATTTCTCGCATTGAAAATGCTAAGATGAAGACGACAGAACAAATGGTTAGTGAAGCTAGCCAGCAGTTGAATTCATGTTGCGAGATTCGTAATGGTGTGATAATGAAACGAAAGTTTACTCCATGTGAAACCGATGCACTTCAACATGCAATAAAAGCCTCCGGACATACAAACATACATTTCGTTATGAGTCCAATGGACAAAAAGTTGAGTATCACGAGTTCTCCGATTCGACCAATAGATCCACGTGTGGAAGCTGCTGTACAAGTGGCTGATATGCGATGGTTTCAGGATCACGGTATAAGAGATCCACCAGCATGGTTTCAGAATCATGTGTGGCGGCCTTATTTAAATTTTACGCCGTGGCATACTAAGCGAATCGAACTATTGCAAAAGAAAGAGAAGACAGAGATGCCGACATTGAAGATGTTGGCAGCCAGAGTTGCATCTGGTTATAATACCGCCTTAGGGACAACAAATGGGCGGCCTCATGTCATCTCTGCTATGGAGAATCTTGATGGGCCAAAGGCTGTTGCAGCTATGGCAAAACATGCTCGTCCAACGGATAAAATGACGGAACCATTAAAGCAGGCATTGCACCATGTTCCTGAAGCACTTACTACAATGTATACCGCAATGGGTACTATAGATAAAATTGGGACTCAAGAACCGATTGTATCTTTGTCTAGGTTAGACAATATGTATCTTGGAGCGTCGGCCGGTACTTACTTGGAAACAGTTCAGCAATTCTCTATTTTAGGAGAAGGGTGTGAGTACAAGGTAATAAAAAAAGCGTCGCAGAAAAAGGTACATTCCCACTACGCAACATTGCATGCATTAGCAGACTTTCTGTCGGGGTTCCCACCGCCAGAAGTAATATTCACTCAAAACCTAAAAAATGAGTATTATACCGATAATGGAAACAAGCAGGAAAACTATGAGAAATGGATAAAATGGTTAGCCAAAGTCCGAACCTTTGAAATTCCCAATGAGTTCTTCGTACTACTGGAGAGAATATCTCAAATGACACGAATGATGCTCGAACGTGGACACAACATATCCGTAGGGATGAAGTGGTCACGTGGGGGTGGGGACAAGCTCGCTGAGCGTTTAGGCGTAAAGCGGGGACGAGAATGGCAGCGCGTCTTCGGTGATGGAGATTTTGATGCTTTGGATCAAAATATACATTACATCTTCATTCAGTTGTTCTACTGGATGGGGGGCGTATATTTCAAAAAAGATCATAAGGATTATGAAATAATGATGCGCATAATAAAATTTCTAGCACAAACAGTTTCAGCACGTTTAGTACGATTCTTCCAGCATTTAGTTGCGGTTGTAGTTGGAAAAATGCCTTCTGGCTGTTGGATGACTTCTCATGGCGATTCATGGATAGTACTGCTGTGGTTTTTCATATTCGGAATTATGCAGATTTTAAAAGCGCCGCTCCATAAAAGGGCGTATTTGGAAAACTGCTTAGTTGTACGTATAATAATTCTCATTGTCTATGGTGATGATCATATCCTATCTAATGATAGAGATGAAACAGCGGAATTATTTAGTGAAGAGCAATTCATGCACTGGTGCACCACATATTTAAAAGTAACAATTAGGGACGCACGAAGTGATGTGCCCTTCTGTGTGCAAACACGGAATGGGTATAAAACTTCCCCTGGAATAGTATATTTGAAGCACTTTATGGTTCGTAACCGTGAAGTGAGTCATGGACAATCATACTATTTGCCATTTAGGGATATGTGCGATTATCAAATAAAATGTGTGTGGGGAAAAGAATGTAAAGACCGAGACATATACGATTTTCTTCTCTCAACTCTTGGCCATGCTTATGGTACCTATGCTTCAAATTATGATGCATATAGTTGGTTACGTCATGCTCACGTGGCAGCAATCGACACACTTGGCGCTGGAAAATATGTAGAATCTCTTGGTGAAGCAATGGATAGAGGGCATACAAACTCAGACTTCATGAAGAAAATGCGACAAGCGGACATTTCAATGCAAGAAATATTCGGCGGATATCCTACTTGGGAAACATTAGTAGCGAAAAACACTTACGATTCGGCTTATCATGAACATTTAAGAGAAGATCCGATTGAGTACTTCAGGTAAATGACCTGTCATTTCATGTATCCCAGCAGGGATTAGGGACGTAGCCGTTCTAACATGAATAATTATTAATAAAAAAAAAAAAAAAAAAAAAAAAAAAAAGGAAGAGGATCGCGTGGGGAAAAAGTAAAAA